AAAGATGAACACGAGATACACAACTCCTCGCACTCCGACATTTATCTCTCAGCCATTTGGAAATGCTGAGTATGACCTCTTCCACTTCGAGACACTCGGTGATGGAGAGGCATCAAATCAGGAGTACAAGGTCTCAATTGCGAATATTCGAAAGTCACTCGATCCTGCAAATAAGTTTGGAACATTCGATGTTCAGATTAGAAACTTTGGTGATATTGACACGGGCGCGCAGATCCTCGAGGTGTACACCGACTGTAACCTGAATCCAAAGAGTGATGGCTACATTGCCAACAAGATCGGTGACAAGAAGGTTTACTTCAACTTTGATACAACATCAGATTCTGAGAAGCGTCTCATCATTGAGGGAAAGTATCCCAATAGGTCACTTAGAGTTAGAATTGTTATGAACGATGCTGTCTCCAATGGAACAGTTCCCAGTGAGGCACTTCCATTCGGATTCAGAGGAATTCCTGTCCTTAAGACTTCTGAGTCGCTTACAGACAATCAGCACATTGTTCTCAAGGACAAGAACGGAATTGATCTCGGAAGCAGCGCAGTCGTTCGCACAGCGGGAATAAGCTCAGCTGCGACACTGCTGACAGGGTCTGTTGTTCCACCCCTCCCAATGCGCTTTAAGGTGACACGCGGAGATGTAAAGACTTCTCCCAGCTTTATCGGAGAGCCCGGAATCAGTGAGAGAGTTGACAGCCGCTTCTACTGGGGCGTCAAGTTTGAGAGAGCGCCGCTCTCTACGACAGTTCCAAATCCTGCTCTAAACACAAACGTCTCAGATGTTCCAAACAGCCTTGTTAAGTCATACACGAAGTTCCAGGGCATCATGAAGCTCGACACTCTTGTGACCGGAACTGCGGTCGATGAGTTCAACAATAATAAATTCACACTGGCACGTGTTGCCCTCTCAAATCAGCTTGTTGGAGGCCAGATCACAAACGTGACTGGAACAGCCAAGGAGCACATGCTTGAGGCGGCATATATTAGAAATGGTGTCCCAAGTGCTGTAGACTATACAGTCTCAGACGGATCTCTAAGCGGAAGAATTACGATGGCAACGCTGATTCACTCAGCAGCGTCAGTCTTCAATCGATTCCAGGAGTTCAACAAGTTTAGCACCGTGTTCTACGGCGGCTTTGATGGAGTCAACATCCTGGACAAGGATAACCGCTTCCTCACTGACAGAGCTAGCTCCTCTGACACAGGTGGCAAGGCAGGCGACGCCTTCCAGGGAGGCCTAGGTCTCATCGGCACTGATACTGGTGAGATGTCTGGCGTTGGAAGAAACAACAACATTGTTTCTGCCTATCAGGTGGCAACAAGAATCATGACCGATGAGATGTCATCCAACATCAACATCCTCGCCATACCTGGAATAAGGGACTCTCTCATCACAGACTTTGCGATGGACAGTGCGAAGAACTTTGGACTTGCCATATACCTCATGGACGTTATGAACTACGACGTCAATAGCAACCGCCTCTTCGATGACTCTACTGTAAAGCCAGATGTTAGGGAGACAACAGAGCAGTTTGACGCAAGGGCAATTAACAACAACTACGTTGCAACTTACTTCCCGGACGTCTTCATGCGGGATCCGGTCGCAAATAGGCCTGTCAAGATGCCAGCTTCCATTGCTGCTCTTGGATCTCTTGCCTTCAATGACAAGGTTGCCTATCCCTGGTTCGCACCTGCTGGATTCAATCGTGGTGCCCTTGCAGATGTCTCGAATGTCACAGTTCGACTCAGCTCTGAGGATCGCGATGTCCTGTATGATGGCAGGATCAATCCCATAGCAACGTTCCCCTCGAGTGGATTCGTAATCTTCGGACAGAAGACCCTTCAGCAGGCGAAGTCTGCTCTTGATAGGGTCAATGTTAGGCGCATGCTACTCGAGGTGAAGCGTCTCGTCTCAGGAGTCGCCAAGAAGCTCCTCTTCGAGCAGAATGATGCTTCAACTCGTGAGAAGTTTGTAAATCAGGTCACTCCACTCCTAGGACTCGTTCAGGCTCAGGCAGGAATCGAGCAGTTCAGAGTCATCTGTGATGCGACCAATAACACATCTCTTGATGTAGAGGCAAACAGAATGAACGGACGCATTATCGTCGTTCCCACACGCGCCGTGGAGTTCATCTCCATCGACTTCATCATCACGAACAGCGGCGTGTCCTTCGAGTGATGAATACCTATAGCAAGATCATAGAAATTAGGAGCAACAATAATGGCTGAGCTGACATTCAAAAGTCCAGGTGTGAGCACAAGGGAAATTGACCTTAGCGGACCCGCTAACGTTACTCCCCAGGGAATTCCAGCAGGAGTCGTTGGCACTGCTCAAAAGGGCCGTGCCTTCGTTCCAGTCACTGTCGCAACATATCAGGACTTCGTCGCGGAGTTCGGAGAGTCCGACGGTGAGAAGTTTGGTCCCCTTGCAATGTACGAGTGGCTTCAGAATGCCCGGGCAGGAACATACATCAGGGTCCTTGGCGTTGGAAATGGAACCAAGCGGCTCGATGATGGAACGGCAAACTCAGGAAAGGTGAGCTACGCGGGATTTGTTGTTGGATCCAAGCAGGTTCAGCCAACAGGAGATCTTGGTGAAAATGAGTATGCAGGATCTGCACAGGCAGGTTACAACGGAGAGCTAGGCAGAACATACTTCCTCGGATGCCTCATGTCAGAGTCAAATGGCTCAACATATCTCTCTGACGCCGGTATCACAGGCAAGGATTCGATGCCAATTGTTCGCGGTGTCCTAATGGTGGCATCAGGCGTCATCGCCTCTCTCTCATCATCCTTCTCTACTAACAACTCTCCAAACAACACTCTCGTCTCCTCGGGCTCTTTCACGTCTGACACTGTCAGCGGAGATGCTGGAGCACACCTTGGAACTGTTGACATCAATGACGGAAGATCGGACTTCATCCTCTTCCTCAATGGGCTCGAGCCAACTGACAGGCACTCCAACGTCATCACAGCATCATTCGATCCCAACTCTGCACAGTACTTTGCTAGAGTCCTCAACACTGATCCTCAAAAGATGGAGGAGGCAGGACACTACCTCTACACGAGCTGGGACGTCTACCCATCCTACGCTGTTGTCACATCATCGGGCCAGCAGACAGGTTCACCTGCAGGTGTTGGTCTCATTGAGGCAGCCTTCCTCCTCACAGGATCTCAGCTTCACAACAGCGGCACAACAACACTTCCCAACTATGAGGGATTTGAGGATCGCTACTCCACAGCATTCTCTCCATTCGTTGTGTCTCAGAAGTTCGGCGGTAAGCCAAAGAATCTCTTCAGGTTCCACGCACTTGATGACGGTCGGTCTGCAAATGATCTGTTCAAGATCACAATTGAGAACATCTCTGCCACCAAGAACGAGAACAGCCCATACGGAACGTTCGATGTCCTTATCAGGAGCTTCTACGACACTGACGAGAATCCAGTCGTCTTCGAGTCATTCAGGTCTCTCTCACTAGATCCCGCATCTGATCGCTACATCGCCAGAATCATTGGTGACCAGCACATCTACTACGACTTCGATCAGAAGCGCGGCGCCCAGAAGCTTCGGGTTGAGGGCTCCTACCCGAACGCCTCCAAGTATGTCAGGGTCGAGATGGACGCGGACGTCGACACAATGTCAATCGACAGCACCGCTCTCCCGCTCGGCTTCCGGGGTCCCCACTTCCTCCTCACGTCGGGAACTGACTCCAGCGGAAATGCTCCGCTCCTAGGCTATGTGACAGGAACGCTCGATCACGGAATTGACGTGACGAACCTCCAGGCAGCTCAGGTCGCTCCAGTCCCATACCGAGTGAACATCGGAAAGGGAACAGGAATCAGCCGGCGCGTCAACGCTGCCCTCACATGGGGCGTGCAGTTCGAGATGCAGAGCAGCCTTCCAGATCCAAACGGAAACGTTGGACCTGATCTCTCCCGCGTCTCCTACACACAGTACTTCCCAATGTACCACACGAACTTCCGGAACGTCATGATCGGAGACACCGCAGGTGCGGTCGCGGACGGCGGCATGGTCCTCGATTCCGACGCGTTCCAGAACAATCTGTTCTCTCTCGAGAACGTCCAGGTGGCAACATCATCCGCCGACAAGCCTGATGACAGACGCTGGGAGATTGCCTCCTACCGCAGGAACGGTGTGAAGCTCACAGCCCTCACAGCCTCCGACGGCACAGTCTACACCGACTCTAACACGAGGTTCCTTGATCCCGTCAAGGACTTCAGTCACCTCCCCTCAAGGAAGTACCTCAAGTTCTCCTTCTTTATGCAGGGAGGATTCGACGGCGTCAACATCTTCGATCACCAGAAGTCAAGGCTCTCGGATATCGCCGCTCGACGCGAATTTGACAGCATACAGGGTCAGGGCGGCATAGACGGACCAACTCTCAACGCCTACCGCAAGGCGATCGACGTGATGTCTGAGAAGAGCGACGTCGACATTCAGCTCCTCGCGGTTCCAGGAATACGTCACAGCTCTGTCACCGACTACGCGATCGCTGCAGTCGAGAACCGGTTC